TTCGCCCCACTCAGGTTCGCATCACTCAGATCCGCCCAGCTCAGGTTCGCCCCGCTCAGGTTCGCCTCACTCAGGTTCGCCCCGCTCAGGTTCGCCCCGCTCAGGTCCGCCCCGCTCAGGTTCGCCCCGCTCAGGTCCGCCCCGATCAGGTTCGCCCAACGCAGGTCCGCCCCGATCAGGTTCGCCCCGCTCAGGTCCGCCCCGATCAGGTTCGCCTCACTCAGGTTCGCCCCGCTCAGGTTCGCCCCGCTCAGGTACGCCCCGCTCAGATCCGCCCTGCGCAGGTTCGCCCCGCTCAGGTCCGCCCTATACAGGTTGGACCCGCTCAGGTTGGCCTCGCCAAAATATCGTTCTCCATTTTCATACTTTTTCAATAGTTCTTCGGTTTTCACAGTTTTTCCTCCAAAAAAACAGCGGTCTCGGTGACGTGTGTGGCAGGGCTGCAGGTCGCTGAGCCACCGAGACCGCCGATGGTGGGTTGGTTAAACATAGTCTGAGAGTACTACAAAACCCGTGCCAACTCCAATCTGGCAAAATCGCACTAATCTAATGATTTTGGAGTGGTACAACGTCTATATACAAAGTGTTTTCATTATATAAAAGTGTCCAATCGAAAATAATGCGGCAGTGCGCAAAATATCGCAATCGTAAGTTGCTACAATCATTAACATTTTTCACTACGCAAAGTTTGCATAGCTGAAACTATGAAAAGATTGCGTGATTCATAGTAGTCGGTACCAAAAAAAGTCAATGATTCGGTCCACTACAATGTGGCACACCAATTGCACTAATAACCAGGTATGCTTATTACAGCGACACAACTCAAAAAAACAAACGCAGCAGGCATCCGCCACTCTGACACCGACACTTTTTGGAATTACTACTCCCCGCTGTTGCAGGCTGCCTACGACCTGGGGAAATCCGGCGTATCAATCGCCGATTGTGATGTTGTAACAGGCTGGAGATACGGTGCTGTCCCCGAGTTTGGTGTTAGCCGTAATTATCAGACCGACGAGTCTGAGGGCGGCTGCAGCATGGCCAAAATCGACGGCATCGAGTCCACCTGGAAAAGTTTTCTGATGACTGACAGAAACAGGGTCACCGTAAAAGGTATCCTGTTGCCGGTCACTGGTAGCGACGATGAGCAACTGGTTTTTCCAGTTGACTGCATCGAAAATATGGATGAGTAGAGGCACGGCAATAACGCCGAAACACAAGGAGAAGAAAAATGACGCGCGAAGAGATAATCAAAAAAGCAGAGACAATGATCGAAAATGCTCCGAAAAGAACAAGGTTCAACCAGCGAATCGCCCCGCGCCTGATAGATGAGATCAGGCTGCACGAGCAAAACGCAACAAGTGAAGGCCTTGAAGCGCCTTCCCTGGAATACGCAGACGTGGCTGCAGAATCTCTCCTAATCAGGATCAACCAAGAATCAAAGCAGTACGGGTACTAACTAGCTTCTCCTGCCCTGGGGGGTCGCCAGCCACCTGGGGTTTTTTTATGCCGGAGGTAAAATGAAACCCAAAGTTGCAAAAAAACAGGCCGAAAGTGACCGGTGCGTTTAACAAGGAGTTGACTAAGATTTTTTAGCCGAAACGCCCTCCTGGGCGTCTGCCGGGTTGACTACCGGCACTGACGAGGCAGTCAGAAACAAATTAAGGAGAAGACAGATGAACGTCAATATCATAGTAAAAGTCAAGCCCGGTACTGATAGCCAAACAAACCCGATAAGGCACATCGCTGCACAGATGCGCGGGGACAAAAACCACCAGACATGCATATACCTCAACGGTGAGCCGATCGCCTACTGGGACCGCTGGGGATTCAAGCCGATCGACGGCAAGATCGAAAGCGTCGAAATCGACATAGAGAAAATGACTAACTAGCTTCTCCTGCCCTGGGGGGCATGCCTCGCCCCCCGGGGCTTTTTTATACGGAGGGAACTGTGGCAAGATACAAGAAAACAGCCGCCGCTGACATGGAGATCCATTGGTGCTCCTGCGGCGTCCAGGCCGTTGACAGGTACAAGGGAGAATATCTCTGTCGTGAGTGTCTGATGGGTCCAGACGAGCAGCCAGAGCCGTCTGTGTTGCCGTCCAGCGCCGGGGATATCATGACGAAACGCGAGCGACTAGACTCGATGGTCATCAACAAGGCCATCACGAAATTTATGCAAAAACACGGCATTCGCACCGGTGAGTGGACGTCTGATAAACTCAGGTTTTAGGAGAAGAAGATGGGTAATCAAAATTGTGCCAACTGTGCAAAAATCCAAGGGAAAGTCAAAATTTCACGTAACGGCGGAGAGGATATCGTAAAATGGCCAAAACCGAGTTCTCGCTGTCATTGCGGCGAATCAAAAAACCGAATCATTTTTGCATCGAAATATCATGGTGTCAAACACCTGGATCTCGTCTGCAAAGAGTGGATGGCAAAAGTCGACTAATGTCCCCCACCGACGCCATAGATCGCCTTTTGCTACTCAAGGCTTTAGTTGAGCCGGCGGCCAGCGTCACCACCGATAGGTTGTTTCGGGAGTTGATGTGGTTTTTACAGGAGATCAAATATGACAGAAAAAACGTGGCTGAAGGAACGCCGGAAACGTCTACAGACTAGTGAGTGGGCCTCTGTGCTGGGGTTTGGGTACATGACCAGGTTTGAGTTGTGGGAACACAAGGTCAACGGGACCGAGAAGCGCGAAACGTACCATATGCGAAAGGGGAAAGCCACGGAGAATTTTACCGCTCGGGAGTACGAGATCCAGACCGGTCGGGAGACTTGGGATCCGGGCGATTACGAGATATTCGTCCACCCTGATATTCCGTGGCTTGGCAGTACGCTGGACAGGATAACCATCGGCAACAAAGATCACCCAGCACCGCGTGATGGCAAAGGCCCGCTCGAGCTCAAAGACGTTAACGACTATGGCGCCGGTGTAGATTGGGCTGAGTGTCTACCCGATAAATTCCTACTGCAGCTCCAGGGCCAAATGGACTGCTACGGGACCACCTGGGGGTCTATCGCTGGCTCCACAAGAGCGGGACTCAGTTGGGCTGATTTTGAAATCGACCGGAAGTACCTGGACGACGTTTACCGGCATCTGGAGGTGTTCTGGTGGCACGTACAGCACAAAACGCCACCGAAGGACGATTCATTCAGAAGCCTGCCGGCGGTTAAGCGCTGCTACCACGAAGGAGACGGCACAACCGAGATCTGGGACAATGAGATGGCTGACCTTGTCGACCGGTGGGAATGTGAGAAAATAGAGCGCGGTGAGCATGACAAAAACGCCAAATCGCTAGAGTCACAGATTAGACAGAAAATGAAATTGGCCAGTTTTGCCGCCCTCCCAGACGGGACGATACTGAGCCGGGAAATTCGAAAACGAAAAGGGTATACGGTCGAGCCGATGGAGTACACGGTGCTAACGCGAAAGCGGCCGAAAGGAGTATAGATATTATGGGTAAAACGCCATTTCAAGCGCGCCGATCAGACTGTCTGTGGTTACCGCCGGAAAAACTCGTGCTAGTCACCGACGAGTCAAGCCCGTTTTTCGACCCTCGCGTCCACTGGCCGGTCAATAGCGGCATGGTAAAAAACATGCTCTATCAAATGCAGGGGGTGCTCGAGCCGGTCATCATCGCCAAGGTTGACGGAGAGCCAGTCGTGGTTGACGGTCGCCAGCGTGTCAATGCGCTGCGAGCCGCAAACGAGATGCTAACCGACCAGGGCGCCGAGCCGCTGCAGTGTCCGTGCATTTTAAAACGCGGCAGCGACTCTGAACTGTTCTCGATGAGCCTCAGCCTGAACGAGCAGCGCAAGCAGGACAGCGTCTCAGACAAAGCGGCCAAGGCGATGCGGCTACTAAATCAGGGTTACTCATATTCCGATGTATCTCAGGTTTTCGGAGTCGCCGAGCAGACAATCCGGCGGTGGGAAACCTGTAAGTCGCCTAATCCAAAAAAAGAGCGACAGCGCGGGCCACGGACAAAGAGCGAGATTCGCGGTGCAATCGATAAAGCAGCACCTATGGTCGCCAATGTTTTGCGTTGGGTATTGAGAGAAATCGAAGAATTACCGAAAGGGGTATAGGATGAGCAAATATGACAACACAAACGTGCCACACATCAACGAATTACTCAAAGTAAGACACATCAGTCAAGATGACTGTGATTACTGCGATCGTGGATGGTCAAAGGGTTTTCACACATGTCCTAGTTGCGGTACAGAATGCCCTCCAGACTACTTCGACGACGACGAACAGGAGGAGAGATGAGCAGTTGGCACAGTTACCCAAAAGTATATAACGTTGGTCACCCACAAGTCGCCGATGTGATGGACGGCCATGTGGTAATCGAGGAGAAGATCGACGGTTCACAGTTCAGTTTTGGAATCCACGGAGGTGAACTGAAATTGAGATCTAAAAGTCTCGAATTTGCACCAGGCGAAGAACACAAGATGTTTGAACTGGCCGTCGAGCAGGTTCAAAAAATCAAACACCTGCTGATTGAAGGCTACACCTACCGCTGCGAATATCTCCAAAAACCGAAACACAACACGATTTGTTATGACCGGGTTCCAGCGATGAATCTGGTTTTATTTGACGTTGAAACGTCAGAAAGCACATTTGTTAGAGATTTGCCACAGATTCAAACTGGGATAGAGATGCAGCGCCTCTTCGGTCCTTTTGCGTTCGGTGTAGAAATCGTCCCTGTCCTCTACGACGGTCCCGGCAAAGAAGTAACAGCCGAAATGATTAGCGGTTTCATGGATCGCGTCTCAATTCTCGGTGGAAGCAAAATTGAGGGTGTCGTAATCAAGAATTACGACAGATTCACGCGTGACGGCAAGGTGATGATGGCGAAACACGTCAGCGAGAAATTCAAAGAAGTGCACCGCGGCGACTGGAAAGAACGGCACCCAAAAAAACTTGATATTTACACCACGCTAGCAAACGAATACAGAACGCCGGCTAGATGGCAAAAGGCAATCCAGCATCTGGCAGAACGCGGAGAGTTGACGAACAGCCCGAAGGATATTGGCGCCCTTCTCAAAGAAGTTCAACGCGACATCAAAGATGAATGCGGCGACGAGATCAAGGCGAAACTGTTCGCCCACGCCTGGAAAACCGTCGGACGTGGCGTAATTCGTGGATTGCCGGAGTGGTACAAAAAGCAACTGTTGGAAAAACAGTTTAAACAGGAGGAGAGATGAACGACAAATTAGCAGTGGCAGACGCCAACCACTCAGGGTTTGAACTGGCCCAACGCCAGGCGAAGGCATACGCATCGAGCACCCTGGTGCCTACAGCGTATCGGAACAACATCCCAAACGTGTTGATCGCGATGGAGTTGGCCAATCGTATCGACGCCTCGGTTTTTGCCGTTATGCAAAAAATGTATATTGTGCATGGCAAACCGGCGTTTGAGGCGACTTTCCTGATCGCCACGGTCAACGCCTGCGGCAGGTTCACACCATTGCGATATCGGTTCGAGGGAAAACAAGGGAAGGATGACTGGGGATGCCGTGCATATGCCACCGACAAGGAGAGCGGTGAGGAGTGTGTTGGGCCGCTGGTCAACTGGAAAATGGTGAAGACAGAAAAGTGGATCGATAACCCTAAGTGGAACTCAATGCCCGAGTTGATGTTTCACTATCGTGCGGCGGCATTTTGGTGCAGAGTATTCGCCCCAGAGTTGTCGATGGGGATGCACTCACGCGATGAAATTGACGATATTGGACCAGTCATCGACATCGGCGATTCCACTGTAGTCACAGAGTCACCAACCGAAGATCGCAAAGCCGAGGTGTCAGAGCGCCCGGTTGAAGTTCCAGAGCAAATGGACGTTTTTGACGAGCTCCAGTTTGCCCTGTCCGAGAAAATGGGTGTCCAGGAAAAGGCGAAATGGATCGATACCCAATGTAAAAAAGTTGGATGGAGTAGCGCCTCTCTTACAGAAGCGCAAGCGGCCGCACTGCTGGACGTGTTGAACAACGAGGGTGAATCCAAATGAGAGGTTTTACTCTCTGTTGGGTATGCTGGCGAGAGCTGACGAAAAAAGAAATTCGCGCATACGTCGCCACGTACCCTTTTAAACGGTGCACCGAATGTGCCGATGCCGAAAACATGGGGGGACAAAATGGAAATGGCGGAATTGACCAAGGGGAAAAACGGCAGCACGCTGTCTGTGATGGCCGTAAATCAGATCAAGATCCGACCCGGTAAGAGTGAAAAAGAGTTGCTTGAACAACTTGGACCGGGGTGGGAATTTGTGGGAAAATGGCGCGACTCGGCGTATGGAAAAACCGTGTCGTGGTATCGCAGGAGAGGAGGCACAGGAAAATGCTTCGTGTGACAGAGATCACAGTTAGAGATGTTCTCGGCGCCAGAGAAGTGGGCATCGAGGCAGGAGAGATAACGGTAATCAGTGGCAAGAACGGAACCGGCAAAACATCCGTGCTGGAGGCTGTCAAAACCGCAGTCGGCGGTGGGAAACTGGCCAACCTGGCCAGAATCGACGACGAAGAGACAAAACCCGAGGTTGTGCTCGTCCTCGACGGTGACGAGGGTCATTTTCGGATTGAAAAAGACGGTTCAAAGGTCAGGGTCAGACAGCGGGTCGGCAACACTCAGGGATTCAAGGACGTCCCAAGCCCCCAGCGTTGGCTGAGCGGGCTTTATGATGGCGCCCTAGCTAACCCTATCGACTTCCTAAACGCCAATGACAAACGGCGTGTGTTGCTCCTCCTGGAGGCGCTCCCCATCGAATTGGACCGGAAACAACTGTGGGAAGAGATGGGGCTGGAACCATCTTGTTACCCACCAGTACCGTCCACACTCCACCCACTCCAGGAGATTGGGCTGATTCGCGAAAACATTTTCCGCGAGCGCACTGGGGTGAATGTCGATCGGAAGGGTAAAGAGTCCGCCGCAGAGCAGACCAGACGGGAAACACCTGCCGAGCTCCCAGAGGACCAAGAATCAAAAATAACGGCACTGATCGAAAAAACGAACCGCGCGACCGAGTCAGTTGTCAGACGTGAGGGAACCATCGCCGAACAACGCGACCTGGCTATCCAGAGCAAACGCGCAGAATTGACAGCAGAAATCGGGAAAGTCGAGCGGGCTGGGGAATCCTTCGCCGCACAACTGCGGGCCGAAACAGAGCGGAAAATCGCCGCCAGGGCTGCAGACGATGCAGACCTAATAGCCAAGCTTCGGAGCGATATCGAGGTATCTGCCGATGAGGCTCGAAACAAATACGATGACGAGATGGCGGTGGTCAACTCCGTACAGGCTGAAATCGACAGCGATAAACTCAAGCTTGCCGAACTGCGCCACCAACAAAAACAGGCTGTGATGGCGCGGACACTCCACCGACAAGCCGAGGAGTTCCAACGCGAGGCAGACGAGTTGATGGCCAAATCAGAGCGATTGACAAAGGCCCTGGCAGCGCTGGACGCTTTCCGCCGGCGGTTGGCCGACGACCTGCCGATCCAGGGTCTGGAGGTGGGTGAGAAAACGATCAAATTCAATGGCCTGCCCTGGCACCAGGTCAACACGGCAAAGCAAATCGAGTTGGCGGTGAAAATCAGTTGTCTGCGTGCACGAGGAAAAAAACTGCCAGTGGTCTGGGTTGACGGAGCTGAGGCGCTCGACTCCGAAAATTTCGAAATCCTGTGTGACGCGATACACGCGGAGGGTGTTCAGGCGTTTGTCGCCAAGGTCGGCGATGAGCCGTTGGAGTGGGAGAAGAGATGAACCACATCGAGTCCCAGATCCAACAGACCATCGTCGCCGGTGTGCGGTTGATGCCCGGCGGGGAACTCCTGTTTCACATCCCAAACGGGTTCAAGATCAGCGGCACACCGACGCAGCGCCGAGCACGTGGGGCAAGATGGAAACGCGAGGGCCTACTACCAGGGGTACCAGATCTGTTCCTCCCGGTGGCGCGGGACGGCTGGCACGGGCTGTTTATCGAGGTCAAAGAGCCGGTAAACGGCAAACTCTCCAAAGTCCAGCGCGATTTTATCGAGGATGTGAAACCGTACGGTTTTTTGACTATCGTTGTCGATAACGCTCAGGATGGGATTGATCTGGTGCGTGAATATTTGAAAGGTGAAGCGACATGAAAGGAATAATGTTCAGTGACGAGTTGATTCCCATGTTGCTCGACGGTACCAAGACCATGACGCGGCGAATTATGAAAGTGCAGCCGAAATGCGATCTACCTGGTGCATATCTAGACCAATATGCAAATAGCGGAGAGTGGTGGTGGTGGCTCCAGGACGGTCGATTGTGCAACGGTCACGGCACGCACAAACCCCGTTACAACGTCGGCGAGACCGTTTACGTCAAAGAGGCGTGGCGGGTTGAACAAAGATTTGACAACCGTAAACAGTCTGAATTTCCAGATAGTTGTGTTGTTGATTACAAAGGTGGCAGCCTTCAACTGTTGGGCAAATGGCGCAACAAAATATTTATGCCGGAGTGGGCCAGCCGCATCAAACTCAAAATAACCGATGTCCGCGCCGAGCACCTGCAGGATATCAGCGAGGATGATGCGAAGGCTGAGGGAGTTAAATCAACCGCTGTCGTCAACGAGCAGGGCGACGACTACACAGGCCTCTATGCTAGCGAGCATTTTGCAAATCTAATCAACAAAATCAACGGCCCCGGCACGTGGGACGAAAACCCCTGGGTGTGGGTCTATGAATTCAAGGTTGTCGAATGATCATCTACCTACTACTAGCCCTAGTCATCGCACCGAACTACCAAGCCGAGCTCGAGCGGTACGTGGCAGATTTTCTACATCCGGTGAGGTTGATGCGAGACTACGAGCAGCGTAAAGCCGATGCGCTGATGCCTGAACATTTCAAAAGCTTCGACCTAACCACACGCGATGGTCAGATAGCTGCCGGCGTTAGTTTCTGGCGTCAATCGCTAGACACATGCGACACAGTCGAAGAGGCGTTCAACCATTACGGCACCGGTGGACGATGCAAGCCGGTCTACAAATTCGCCAAACGGCGAGCACGACACTACAGACGAGCGGTGAAAAAGTACCGCGAAGGGAGGTGATAAAACCGGCGGGTGAGCGCCAACGACGATCCACTAACTGAATGTTCAGGCCCCCTCTCACCAGGGGGTATTTTAACAGGAGACGAGATGAAACGAAAACTATCAGTTTTGATTTTGATATTTTTTGCCGTTGGCTGTGGTGCTGAATTCGTGCACCGGGCGATCGACGGTATCCAGTGCGAGCACGGCGAGACACAATGTCATGGCACCGAATTACAAATCTGCAACTACGATCAGGCGTGGGAAACCATCAGCGGCTGCTACTGCTGTGTTGGCGATAGCGGCCCGTATTGTGGGGAGGAGGGTTGTTGATGTCCATTACACTAACTCAAGACAAGGTTGAAGGCCTCTTTTACCACATGTGCGCCAAGTTCGACGCGACGATCGTCCAGAGCAAGGATTTCCTCCAGTTCGTGCCGCAGACCGACGAGATCGAGATGTTCATCAAAATGCTTGATGTCGCCGGTATCGATATCGCCGATTTCCTCGACCGATATGCTTTTACATTTGGGCGATTCATCGTCGTGCCGTACAATCCAGGTGATTTCAACAAATGGTTTAGCCTCGACGGTCAGGCCATCAACCTGTGTCACGAGTTGATCCACCGACTCCAGTGGCGAGACGATGGCGCATGCTTTGCCATTTACTACACAACCAGCAGATCAAAACGGGCCCACTACGAAGCTGAGGCGATGCACGCCGACTGGATGCTGTATTATCTGTTCACCGGGCGACTACCGAGCTTCAACAAAATCTCAAAAATGTCTGGGATCCCTTATCTGGTCCGCGAGGGCGATGTCCAGACGACAAAACAACACTTGAAAATTTTTGGCGATGGCGTGTTGCGCGGTACGGTCAAAAACGAGGTCGTCGACGAGGCGGTTAGGTATCTCCTCGAGGACTAACCGGACTTTTTCATCGCCTCATAAATCAAAAAAATCACCACAGGGATAGCGCTCCCGATCACCCCCCAAACACCTGATTTCATCTCCAGTTTGCCCTGATTGACACGGAGATTGATAACCTCACCGGTGAGACGGTCAAACCCTTTTTCGAGGCTGTCTAATTTGCTCGTTACCAGTGATTCAGACTCGGCCCATCTTTTGTCAGGCGACATTATAGATCTCCTTGATTCGTTTTTCCTCGGCGGTCAGCCACTCTTTTGCGTCGTCTTTTGGGTCATCGCGCCCCTGGAGTTCGTACGCGATGACCAATTGAGCGGCGTGCAGCGCGGCGGAATCAAGTTCATCTTTCAGCATCCTTGACCGCTGTTGAGGATCCATCTCTGCTATCGTGTCGCGCTTTCCTTGGATCATGATCTCGAGTTTGTCATCGTCGGTCAACTGTTCGGCGAGTTTACCGGTGGCCGGAAGCTTGTCGCTGAGTTTTTCGATCCGTCCGGACTCCCAGCGCCCATTGGTTTTGTACAGGTAGTTGGATTTTCTGAGATCGTCTATTACCGTTCCGCTTGGTAAGAGCTTCCGACGCGGCCCCATCGCCGTGTATTTGGCCCTAAGGTCATCCCATACACTCTGGTCAACCTCTCGGTATCCGCCTCCTCTAAGAAGTACATGTCGCGTTCTGAACAGCTCCTCGGCGCGCTTGGATACTTTATCCAAAGCATCGGCGATCTGTTCCTTGTGTCGCTCAATCTCAGCCGTCGTCTCTTTGTATTTTTCGTGTAGTGCGTTTCGTTGAGCGCCGCCGTGTTTTGTCCGTCGACCTCGAGATATTTTGAGTTGATTAACTATCGACTCCTGTGATTTCACCAGGTTAGACAATTGATCGTCAACCTGTTTTTGTAGTTTGTCTGCGGCCTTCCACTCGTCCGATTTTTCGAGATCCCTGGCAACGCGTTTTTTCGTCTCCTCTGGGTCGACACCGGGGGCACCGAATCCAACAACAACATCAACACCGTCGATTGATTTGGTTTTGATCCACGCCATTAGTACCTCACACACCAGGTACAGTTAACGTTGTAGGGTCTGGTCTCGTTGTCGTTTGGCGTACCGCCGACAATCTCAGCCAGGAGATCCCGCGCTTGAAGCCTATCGGCCGCGGCTGATACCGTTGGGGCAAACGCTGAGGCGCCGGTGGTGGTAAACGTCCCGGTAGTAGCATAGTTGCCAGAGCTCAACGTGCGCAACTCGTGGCCGTGTGTCTCAAACGCTGAGTTTTGTAGTTGTGGGATCAATCTGGTTGCCCCGTCTGGATCGTAGATGGCGCTTGGATCTGTACCGCGAAGAAAGAGACCCTGAATATCTGGCAAAACGAAATATGTTCCAGACGGGCTCCGCAGGGTTCCACCGGCGTCACTGGTCTTAAAGAAACCGATGAACGATGGATCTGCGTTGTTGCCGTCGCCGATATACGTTTCCGACACCAGGTCTGTGTAACTGGCAATCGTCAAAACAGTACCGTCTAGCTTCAGCAGCCGTTTACCGGACGCAGACGGGTCACCGGGCCCCATCCACGGCACAACCTCACCTGGGGAAGAAAAACAACGTTGCATGGCCGTATAATTTTGACTCGCGCCATTCGCCTCTGTCACCCCGTTTGGTGTCAGCCCCGCCTGATTGAGCAGGTGCTGCTGTGCCCCCCAGTGGTTATTGACAAACTCGGCGATCCATTCAGTCCCCAAGCCATCACCTGGGACGGTAATATTTCGCCCCAGGACGTTTGGGAAACTCCCTATGGTATTGACAAATGCTGATGCTGGATCTTTCATTGTTGCTCCTATGTATACGTGACAAACGCCAGCGCCCACGTCCTCATTGGTTTTACAGACAGCACCAGTCGCTCAAAATCGGCCTGTCTCGCTTCGTCTAATTCGACAGTATCAATTGATATAATCTGACCACGGAACGAGCCTGCATATGCATCGCCCTCGCCGCATTGGGCCAGCGCTTCGCCGCACTCCATTTGATTAATCGCTGGACTAGTCTGGATCACCTGAAAATCGTCAAACTCTGCATAGTTGCCAGCCGCTGTTTTGCCTAACTCAAATGTCGTTCCCGTAGCGGTGAATTCCACGTCAACCTTAGTCCAGGTCGTTGACAGTGTCGAGGCTAGCAGTCCACCGCCTTGCCTGACTGTGGCAGTTGTCGTTCCGTCTCCGCGCATCCAACCGATAACCCTGTAATCTGCACCTACGTTCAACACCGTCTGTCTAGCGTCACCTGTGGCTGACACGCTTGTTACCCTAAGGTATCGATTACCATGATACGGGTCGGTTGTCTGTTTGGTCAACGTGGCGGTGGTAGCAGTCCATGCCAATATATCAGACCGCTCCATATCTCCGTCGAGTAACAGCGAATAATAACGAGCCTGGCCACCAATAAAAAATAACAGCGGCCACTGACTAGAGTTCGTCGGAAGAGTGTACTCAAGCAGCTCTTTCACTATGCCGTTGTTGTCGCCGGCCAGCGGCCCTGGATCTGTCGGGTTGCTAGTTGGTTGACCACAGAGAGCGGCTACCTCTCCAGCGCCACCGATCCAGTCTGTGTACAGGTCGAATATTTGACCGTTGACGATGAGCACAGGCACCTCTGAGATTGAAATCTCGTCCCATTCGGTATACTCAGAACCGGTTGAGGTAACTGATGTCAAACGCAACAACTGAGAGCCGGTGACTGTCGTTGTCTCGTTGAAGTATTGCCAGTCGGTACCAGTGGTTCCCTGCCAAATCTCCTGCCCTCCTACGCGCAACGATGGGATTGCCGAGCCATCACTGCGTGCCCAACCTAAAAATCGATATGTTTTACCGATGGCTAAAACGTCTTGCTCAGCGTAGGGGTTATTGACCAGATTGCGTCGCACGCGAAGGCATCGTAAACCATTTTTTGGATCAACCGTGCTCTTCGTCAATAGTGCCGAATTTCCCACAACCCAAGGGGGCGTCACAGAAAAATCTTCCATGTCGCCGTCTTTGACCAGGTTGCCACCAAAAACAAAACGCGGGTCTGCCGCTGGGTCGTTGGTATAGACCGTCAGCCCAGAGTCTGGAAATGCCCTAGATAGGGCAATCTGCATGTCGTCAATAGTCCCGGTGCCGGCCCGTGCGTATTTCACAGCGGCCAGTTTTTCACGTCTCTCCTGGTCTGTGAGACCGTCATCAGGGAAAACACCGTACTCTTTTTCGAGGTCTGATAGAATAGGCGTTTTGTATGGGTCGCGGACTGATCCAACTGTGTACAACACCTGGCGCAACGATTCCCAGCTGTCGGCCATGCCAGAGATAAGCTGGGCGAGTCCGCCCTCTTTTATGACGATTGTGGTAGTTCCCGGCACTGAGATGTTTGTTATATCGAAGCTACACCCCGTACTAACGTCATAAGAATAGAAGAGCACCCAGGTTAGGGCAGTTGTGGCCGTGAAATTGTGAGAAAAAGAACCATTACCCGTAAGGCTCTGTTGCAACAGATCATAGGCCCCCTGGGTAGTTCCAATTCTTAATTCAGTCCAAGCGGCCGACCATCCAGCCCAACTGCTAATGTCATAAGAAATAGTGTACTGTACACCGGGAGTCGTGATGATCGTCTGTTCTATTCCACAATAGAGGGTCATTTACACCGCCCACGCGCTGAAAGTGCATTGGCCGCTTCCGGGTGATATTCCGCAACTAGCACCTTGTCCGGCTTCGGTGACGCTATATAGCGTCCATCCTGCGATCCCTGTTGGAGGGCCTGACTCATCGGTGAAATCACCATTTACTATCAGTTCACCTCCAGGAGTGGACCCGAGTTGGAAGCTCTGCGGTTCCCATGCCGCACCCTTTGGCAGTAGCGCCCTGATTAGAGTATCATAGTCGAGCGTTTCGTTAGACATAGGTCACCGTCCCTAGTTTTGCCATCTCGCCTTGGTCAAGTAGATATTCGAGCACGTCTGTCCCGGCGATGTCGATAGTTACCTGTTGAGCAGTGGCACCGTATTTTGTCAGTACCCCCTGCACCGGTTGCCATACTGTACCGGTGGTAATCGTATCGTTGCGGTCAGCTGCCACATCGAGCCCGTCAACATACGGCAGCACAGACCTAAAATACACACCGACGTCTGTGAGGATGTCGGCTTTAAGCGCCGTCTCCTGCTGGGCGTCCACCTCTAACCCGACGATGTCGATGTTAAATGTGGTGCGTGTGATCGCCTCAACGTAAAGGGTTTCGTCTGTAGATCCCAATGGCTCGTTTGCTAACCCGGTATCCTGGTCTGTTGTGATGGCCGCGCGAACCTGGTCAAGTAATGCCTGTGTCGGGATACCGTCTGGATCAATGCTGGTCTGCGCCTCAACATATACCGTGCGCTCGCCTGGGACGCTCGTGTCGGGCCCTGTTGGGTTGCCGCTGTATGGATAGGCCCTGAGTACGCCCTCGACGCTCTCGGCCCAGCGACGATAATCGGCACTGTTACCACCACCGCCGACTGTACGTATCTCCTGGAGTACCCGCTGACGGTACACCTCAATGTTTTCAGCCTCGGCGCCGGTGGTATTGACCGCGGTCACATCACCCTGCCGAGACACACCAGAGACGCCCTCACCGATTTGTACGGTATCGCCAATCTCCAGGTTACCGATGACTCCGGTGGTCTCTGCCGTGGCTGTTACGGTAATCGTCCCACCAGACTCGTTTGCCGTGGCGTCGTTGTTGTACCGTACACTGTTCGAGTCGCCGATAAAAAAATTTGACTCCAGTATCGACGTCCCACCGCTGGCAGAAAATTCAAACGTCAGATTTGCAGCCACCGCCTGTTTGTAATCAACGCCGTACTCATTGCCTAGAGTGATAAGCGCGTCGAAATCAGCAGTCAACGCCAGGTTTTGCTTCGCCAGATTGGTCAGATATTTGTAGTGACCGGTAGACATCGTCGCCATGATGGCAGACAGCACACGCACAAAGGCCACGTCGAGCGCCGGTACACTTTGAAAAATCTTTGCCTCAAAGAACGCAACGTTTGCCGAGGTCTGTGATGCGGTGCTCGGGATTGTCATTGCCATTTTAGAGCCTCCCGTGGGCTGGGTCTGATGTCTGGTAAATCCAGTTTTCGCCGTTTTTGGTCAACAACAACTCCTGGTCAGTGAGGTCTGGGCGTTTGATATAGACGGACGTATCAACGCGGTTGTACGCTGGATTTGTAACGGTGACCGTCACCTCTTTGGCCAGTTTCATCGTGATAAGTCGCTCAAGCGCTTTATCCGCCGCGGCACGCACATTATTGATTGCGGTAAGTGTAATCGCCTGCCCTGCCCAGTATTCGTAATCGCTGCCGAGGCGCTGGTTGATCTCCTGCACTAAGTAGTTTCCAAACCATCCCAGCGGTGAGGTTTTCGGCTCCAAAGTGGTAAACAGGAGGATCAACACGATGTTTTCCAGTCCCTGATCCATGATAGGCTGGCCACCTCGCCACTCCAAAAACGAGCCGTCCCCCTGAAGAAATAACCGCGGGTCACCCTGGTATTTGACAATGGTGGCGTTGGCGTAGTCCTTGCTCATGGCAACTTCACCTTGTTTGCACCGCTTGAGATTTTACCGGTGATAGATGTTGGTGGTGGGACCAACCCAATCAGTGCGGACACCGGCGCGATGAAATTTGTAAAAAACGTCGGGTCAGTTGTTGCATCGATCGTGATGGTGTCGCCCACACCGGAGGCGTCTCGCGCTGAGCCGGCCAACTCAATTTGTCCGTTTGACGACGGGGTCAATATCAGGCTGCCGATTTTGTCTAGTAGCAGTTTTGCCAACTTTAAAAAGTTGTCATCATAGCTGAATAGTTCCCGCTCACCGGCCTCGGCGTCTGGCTCAATCGTCGTGTCTACCCCAATGGCAAACCGAAACGCTGAATCGGCATCGATGATCAACGCGTACGAACCAGGTTGAGGCGCTGAGTTATCACCGCACGGCTGCATGAATTCGACATTTTGAATGTCATCTGTGTCGGTGAGCTCAACCTGCAACATCCTCACTTTGCCGGGGCTATCCCTATCCTCGACTATCTCGCTACCTGTTACGCGTCCGATCTCTATAGCCATGGCTCCTCTACTTTCTCACCGGTAAACACGCCGGGCGGCACCAGGCTGAGGATTGATTTACGCCCATCCGGCCCATAGATGTACTCCACCGACCGAATCAAAAAGTCGAAACCCTGTGGCACGAATATCCGCGCACTGACGACGGTCACGTATTTGTTTTCTCGCCATAGCCGTTCATCGGGTGCGTACCAGTCCGAAACCGGAAACGGGATAGTTAGAGCGTCGGCGATGCGCTTTGATTTTTCCCAGTTTGCAGCTTGCTCGAGTTCGGCACCAACCAGATCACCGGCTGAAATGTTTAGTGTCCGACTCTTCGGTACCACGTCATCGACAACGGTGATGCTGTTGACGTTTTTACCGCGGCGTTTGCCGATCACCCTGTATTGCCGGAATCGCTGGCGCCCATCAAACCGAGCTCGCCAATCGTGGCCACGCGCCTGGTCATCGCCGATTGACCCAAATGTGTCTTTTTCCTCGGCTGTCTTGGTAATTAGAAGATAGCCCTTCGGCGTCGAGGTGAGCAGAACGCCTTTTTGTTTCGCCAGTTTTGCTAGAAAATCAAACTCTTTATCTGAGCGCTCGGCGGTAATTCTTTTAAACGTCCCGAGCGCCGGCGTCTCATCTACAACGGTTATCCCTCGATGGCTGGCCAACTCATTCGCGATCTGGTTGAGGGTCATCTCGTTGTATTGGTACGGCGGATTTAAATGACTATCCACCATATCGATGGTAGTCGAAAACCCCTCCAGACTCATCGAAACCTTATCGCTTGTGACAGCCGGTTCAGACACCATCAGAGGCCCGGTGACAAGCAACTGGCCGCCAACATACATCTTTGCTTCTTTGTACTTGTACGCCCGATAGAGTTCGGTTAGTTCGGCGTCGTTCGGATCCCAATAAACTTCAGCGCTCCAGCGGTCGGATCCGGTGTCCATCGTACGGAGCACGCGCGCGGCTTCGACTTTTACCTCTTGCCCGTCGATAGTCAGGATAACACCGGTCGGGTCTACCTCCGGCCCTGGTAGTAATTCGCTGTCCTCCTCGACGTCAATCACCAGCGGTTTCTCGCCGGGGATTAGGATCACTTCGCCTGGGAATATCAGGTTAGGGTCACCGCTGCTGAGAGTCCCTTTGTTCGCGTTCCAAATCTCAGGCCACCGGCGAACGTTACCGTAAGCCTGCCCGGCGATGCCCCAAAGGGTGTCACCTTTGACGATGACATAATTTGCCCCTGGTGTTGCCTTAGGCATAGACCAACACCTCGCGGCCGGACGGCAACAACAGGATATCGTTACCGACTAACTTGTTGGATGAGATGAACAGATCAATATTGGCGTCGTTCTCACCCGGCCCGCGGTACGATGTGATCGCTATCTCGGCCGGTACCCGCGGTCGCTCGAGTGTGAAACGAATCTCCTTTTTGAGATCGTAGCTGCTGATATAGAGCGCCTGGATTGCCGTTGCTGTGATCTGTGCCGCATCCGTGTGACTCTGGGACTGCGAAAAATGTTGTTCGTCGATGTCCTCATTTTCGAACAGGGTCTGTGTCTCATCTAGGTTATTCACGATCGCGATATACTGATCGTTGATGCCGCTGGCAGAGTCCACCGCTTCCTGTTGCGAGATGATCCCGCTCGTCGTCGGGTCGGTGGCTGCAATCTGAGCGTTTGCCGAGATGGTGGAGGTCAACGCGATCTGTTGTATCACCGCGGTGTTTTTGCCCTGGCGATTTGTCTGGCTACCATCCTGCGCCGGCTGGATTTTAAAAATCTCCTCGGCGAAATCGGCGTAGAATCCCAAGCGGCTTTTGATGTCGTTGATCGCCTTAAGCGGGGTTTCAACTAGTGCCTGAAGCTGACCGGCCAGGGCAAGCGGTTGGAGTATCGTCGCGTTGAGCGTTTGCTGTATACCGGCTTGGATCTGGAGCATCTCGTTTTGTACGGCTGCCAGTTGGTTCGACAGTGGCCCCAGCACGCTGTTGACGGCGCTGTTAACCTTGTTGATTGCGTTCAGGATTGACCAGTCGTCTAGGCTATCCAGGGCGCTCAGACCGTTGATAAATTGGTCAGCGGCGTTGATGGCAAACAGATTCTTTTGTATCCCAACGAGTCCGGCTGTCTGAGCTGCTGTCTGAAGTGTGTCAGGGTCAATCGGCTCGATCCACGCCGTCTCAAACTCCCTGATATTGCCCTCTCGCACCGGTTGGATATTTTCCCTGACCGATACGAGTTGGAGCCCAAGGAACCCATACACTGGGTGAATGATTGCCCACTGTCCGGTTTGGAGTGTGGCCTTCATGAACCGGTCGGCCTCGAGGTCGTGGTCACCACCATCGAAATAAAATGTCAGTGGCCAGTCGAACGAATTAAGCCCCAAATCCTGAACGACAGTCCCGACCACACCGGGATACTGAAACGTCCCGAGTTTTTTAGATGCTTCCCGCGGGTCACCGATCCATTTTGCCGTGAACTCATCGCCGTCTGGAGATGTCAAACCGAGTTCAGGGCGTAGTCTTTCGCGTGCAGTGGTCACCCGTTTGCCCCCAGTCCCTCGGTGGTCAGCGGGATATTGTTCGGCCCACGTTTGGATTTAACGGTAGCACCACGCGGGATATCGCCTTTAAACTCCATCGTTGCTTGGATCGTCTGCCGTTTGGCCTCAACCTCGGTTCTGTTCGGCGGCTGTGGGGCGCGGGGTCTCTGCTCTAATCTACTGGCGAATCCACCAACCAGAGGATTAATCGATCTAAGCTTCGCAGCCTTTGCGATTTGGAACTTGCTGACCGGTGCTTTGACGCCAGGTCCAGCAGTAGCCCCCCTGATGCCAGCAATACCGCGTTGAACACCTAACCCTGCCCGCTCCTCAAGTGCCTCCCTGGAGCGCCTGTCAGCGTCCTTAGAAGCCATCTCAAAATTTTTCTGCATGCTTCTCAGCCCAGAAGCAAATTCAATGTTTGCTGTTCCTTCAAATCCAAGAAATTTCCCAACACTGGCCAGAGCTTCGGTCAAATCTGCCAGCTTGCCGAGGATAAACGCAATTGAACTGCTGGCGAACGATTCGATATCGCTAAACATTGATTCCCACGAAACCACAACATCATCGTTTTTTGTTATCAAGATCGCCAGCGCAGCAGTGAGCCCAACGATGGCGATCGTCACCAGGGCTATCGGATTCGCGGCCATGACCAGATTTAGAGCGCCCTGCGCTGCGGCTGCGGTCTTCATCGCCGTCGCTACCTGGACGAAGAATTGAGCAGCCTGAACAACCGTCACAGCCAACATCGCGGCCTTATACGCCACCCACATCGCGATAAATGTAGGCATGAATGACAAAAACGGTTTCAACGTGAAAAACAACTCCTTGCTGAAACTGATGATGTCTTTTAGTGCTTTCACCACCGGTTTGACATCGAATTTACTAACCGTCTTGATTAGCCCCTCGATACTGTCGCCGGCGTTTTGGTTGAATGCCTCGATGAATTTAAAACCGACTTCTACCAGTGCAGATTTAAGCCGCTTCAGCCGGCCTTCGATAGATGTGCGGATAGTCTTAGCCATCCTCTCAGATTCGTCAGTAAGTCCGCTTAATTCTTTTGTATACCTCTTTACACCTTCTGCGCCTTTGGCAATTATCTTAGTCGCAGCGTTTACAGCTGTTTTCCCAAAAATAGTTTTCAACGCACCAAGCCGTTGCTGTTTGCCCATCTTCGATGTAGCTTTTTCTATTTTTCCTATGACATCCTCGAACTTATCAAATTCAATGCGATTATCTTTGACCTTGACGCCCATCTTTCTCAATTCTGCGGTAGCCTTTGGTGATAGCTTCGCAAGGCTGGTGAACATGGTACGCATACTGGTGCCTGCAACACTGGAGTCAATTGACGCGTCTGCTAGAATTTGAGCAACAGCAACAAACTCCTCAAGCTTCACCCCCGCAGAATCAGCCGCCGGACCACCGAATTTTATAACCTCAAAAAGATTTTCCATATCAATTGCGGCTGAACTAATTGACTTCGAAAATACATTATTGACGCGCGTTAGCTCCCTAGCTTTGTCAGCTGCGTTGCCACCTTTGAGGGAAAACGCGCCCATTGTCTTGACTGCCATAGTTGTCGCGCTAGCCAAGTCTGCTTCTGCATTGGTTGCAAGGTTAAGGACCCCTGGCAAAGTTGCAGAAACAGTGTCTAAGTCGAACCCTGCAAGTGCCAATTGTTCGACAGCTGCAGCTGCCTCACCAGCTGTAAATTCAGTCCTCTTTGCTTCCCTGCGTGCTATGTCGCCGAATTTTTGAAAAGCATCCGACGACCTGTCTAAGCCTCCAGGCAATCTGACAATTGCCTTTGTGATATTCTTGTCAAACTCGACGAACTCCTCGGTGAGCCCCCTGATCGCGTTGTTCGCCGCCATCGCCCCGCGCTGAATCGCCCCGGCAACCAAATTACCCTTGAGAACACCGCCAAAGACAGACGCGGCCTTCGTCGCGCGCTTGAACGATTTTGTCGCAGTCCGACCCGTGCGCTCGACGTTTATACCGATGCGCTTTAGTACCGGGCTGAGCCGGTCGGCCCCTTTGAATTGGGTCTTGACTACAAAAACGTTAGCCACGTTTGTCCTTTGGCTTCATCGCCTTTTGAATGATCTGAAAATAGCCATCGTAATGCTCGAGCTGTGTTATAGACATGCTTTCAATCTCCGATGGCGACAGGCCGTGGTAGAACATATCAATCGAGTATTGCTCAACCGTGGCCACTACTGCGCTAAAAAAATTGTGCCGAGGTTGCGCATAATTTTCTCATCGAAATTGTAGAGTCCGCCGATGAACTTCGGTGGTTTCTCCGACAGACTCGCCATCACCGCATGTATTTTTCCGACAGAGTCTTTCTCGTGAACGTTTTTCATTTGGATGAGCGCCCGCGCGTTGAATTCGTTGTATTTAATCGGGTTGTCCATGTCGTGTGTCAGGTATTGATATGTGATCATGCGGTCAATACCCTTTTTATCGGTCTCCATTTTGAACTCGAGCATCCCGCGTTCAACCGCTTTGACCAACACCCGACGCGCACTTTTGAGTCCCGATAACGTCTCCTTGTCATCGTCGTCTCGCGTGTCAAAATCATCGAAATCCACCATGTAGTAATACAAAAATTCGTCGACGATTTCGCCCGCGCGTTTGCGGTCGATCACACAACCCGGTTTTAATTTGGTCTCCTCTGTCACAGTTCCTCCTCGTGTTAGGACAGCAACGCCGTCCAGTCTTTTGCCGGCTGCAGCGTCACGCTAACCCGGTTTTCTTCGTTTTCCCATGGCTCGAGGTTGATGCTCCCAAGCCCTTGATAGTTGTCCCCGCTGGCGTCCGTAAATGAGATGATAAAATCATCTGTTGCCTCGGAGAGGTTTTTCAGCGCGTCTCGCTCGTTGCCGTTGCATATGCACACGACATTCTCGATTTCCCTCACCCGACGAATCATCTTTTTCATCGATCCGCCGCTGTGTGGTGTCCGACTATTTTCAAAACCGGACAACTGCGCGCTAAAGTTGGTGTCGGCCGCAACGCTGAACGTCTGGCCTGCAATGCTCAAGTCTTGTAATGATCCAGAGATCGCCATTTAGGCCCTCCTATTGGTTTAGGATCGTGACCGACGTATCAAATATCGTGGTCATGTCGAAAACGTTGCCCTCGCCAGAAATCAGCGCCGGGAATGTGATTGTCCAACCGTCTGTGCCAACCCGTAGCACTACCAGCGTTGGATCGTTTTGAATGCGGTCGATGGTGAACGAATCGGTATAGAGCCAGCCCTTGTCCGCGTAGGCCTCTGCCAGCGCGATGAGCTCGCCTTTGACGTCCTTGGTATCGCGCACTTTGAGTTTGGCGCTGGGGTCGGTCACCCGTGATTTATCTTCAACGACGGTCACTTGTTTCCAGTCCTGACGATTGAAGTTCGACCAGTTGTTGTGCGTGATGTTTCGCACTTTGGAGATTGAAAACTGGCTTTTGTAGCCGTTGCTCGACCTGCTCACCGAGTCGGGATGGTAGAAGGTCAGAATGTTTCGACACTCAACCGCGCCTCCGACCACCTTTGTCGGGCTCACACCGGCAAGAACCGCATCGTTGCTGCTGTCGGTGTTACGGGTCCAGTCGTCGTCGCCCTTGCCAGGTAACACGCCGGAGAGGGCCACGCCGTTCATGGTCCGGTTGGGATCCTCCTGGTTGAACCGCGCCATGTAGCCAAGCACCGTCGCCGCAATCTCTGCGGGATGATTCGGGGAACCCGGCACACTAACCAAACCGTTTGTTCTGTCCAGGGTTTTCCGTCCGTTGCCGAGCGCCTTGGCGGCGGTCAGTCCGGCGGCATCGGCTACGACATCGCCGCTGATAGTTCGAAACGGTCTGTGGACAGTGGCCGACCAGTTGCCAACCTTGTCGTTGCCCTCGCCGTTGTATTCCGAGATGTCATCTAGCACCGCGGTCACGACGCTCCACCCGTGGATAACCTCGGTGTAGTAGTCGGCGTTTTGTTGGTCACCGGTGCCCAGGGCGTTTAGGGCCGTAGCCATGTCATTAAGCATAACGCCCACACCACCACTCATCGCAACGATTGCAACCGTGACACCGCCAGCGGTCTCCTGTCCAAGAATCTCGTTGACGGTCATGCTGATGTCGTTTGTATCAGCGTTGAGATCCTTTGCGGTGACGGTAACCACACCCGCGAGATTTGACGCGGTTACGGGCAAGTTCGTGTCGGCGTTGATCTTCGTTTCGATCGTCGCGCCAATCGCCGTCGCGTCGTCGCCCTTGGAAACTGGGATGGTCACCGGCTCGCCTGAAATGTACAGGTAGATATTTCCGGCGTCGGCGCTGGTTGCGGTGATTGTAATTGTACCAGTCGCAGCCGCCCCAGCCGCGTCGTCATCTACCGGCATGACGTAAACTGGGACGCCCTGTGAGCCCTTCCAGGCGGCTTTGACCAGTCGGTGTGCCTGAAACCCAAACCCAAACAGATCACCCGCCTGCTCGGGGCTAAGCACCTGGTAGACGGTGTTTTGAACAATTGCTGTTTTTGCCACGCTATAATTGGCGATCACCAAAATGCGTGACGGAATGTTCGAGGCCACCGGGGCAAACTGCGTGTTTACTGCAGCGGACCCAACGGTAGCCACCTCGGTCGTTGAATCTAATGGCATTTATTGCTCCTTGCCCCTAGGGCGTGAAATCTGTGTTTCGTGTTCCGGCCAACGCATCGCCTGAATCGTTGAGTTCGACGTCTGTATCTATCTGAGCGATCGGCGTTGGTGTCTCTCCTGACGGTTGTTCCTCGACCCGTGCCGACAGATCAATTATTCCAGTTACAACCACCAGCGATCCGTGCCGCAGCGGCCTCTCTTTTGCGAACCTGTCGACCCACCTGCTGGCCACCTCATTTGTAGACAGTCCCAGTCCGCGATTGCGTGCATCCATCAGCGTATTCCAGATAAGATCGGCAGTTTCATCCCAGCTTTTATTTGCCAGGTACTCAGCGCCCTTGATATTCGCCAGCGCCGTTTGCAGTTGCGCCGGCGTTGAGAGGGCATCGTCGAGAGTGACTAAATCGCCCTCGGCTGCCTGGCTCACCGTGAGCTCGAGACCAAACGTAATTGAGTGCATCGTCGGCCCGCTCAGGCTGCCGGAACTCTTTGGAAAATCGCCGGTGTTGTAAAACACCTGCACCAATCGGTTTGCGTCGTCCACCTCATCGTCTGACACGGACCGCGTTGGGTATCCGATTACCCGATACTGCCCCGCCGCGGCGCCGCTCAACAGAGTGGAAATAGAGTCGGCCAGCGTCCTAAATTGCATCGTCATTCCTGGACCACCTTCCCGCAGTACAGACGGATAAAACCAATGCTCCCACCATCCTCTGACGCACGCTCGATATAGTGAGTGACCAGTGGAGCGTTTTCAATCGGCGTCGTAGGTATACGGACGGCCCAACCCCGCGCCGGTATGGCGTCGAGGTCGGTTATCCGCATGACCACGATTGGCTTTTTGGCAACGACATCCAAACCGGTCCCGGGGTCAACTGTTCGTGTATCGTATAGGATCATAAGCGCTTTCAAGTCTTCGGTGGCATCGTTTGCTGATTTGGTCTGTGTTGACCCATCGACAGCGCTGATGATTTCCACCGGCAGCCCCCAATCTTTTGTGGAGTACTGCAGATCTGACTCTATGCGATACCGTAGGCTCACTATTTACCCTTCGACGCCTTGGCCACCGGCTTGGGCGCCAATTTTTGAAAATCGGCGAGACCCTGTTTCACCGCAGCCAACTCTTTCTCAAGTTCGGCCTTGTAAGCCTCATCGGTTGCATCTTTCAACGCCGTCTCGATGTCGGCGATCTCTGGTCCGAACAGTTTGATCCCCTGCTCGACCAGCGCCGGCATCTCCTTTAGGATCGCCGTCTTGATCTGTCGGTCATATGTGGCCCGACCTCTGTTGACTTTCATCAGTCGGGGCATTTTGACATACATCATTTACTCCCTTTTTTCGGCCGGCCTCTACGTTTTGGCGCCGGTTTCTCTTCGACTTTTGGACTGTCGTTTTCGTCCTCTTCGACCTTTAGCGCGCCGGCGTCTACCAACGCCTTGATGCGCTCTGGGCTGGCGAGGTGTTCACGGGGCACTACCTCCCCCAGTGCAAAAAACTTGTTCTCGTCTTTTGCACTGTGGAGGCTGTCCTTATGGTTCCAGACAAACATTAGGGTTTGTCTGTTTCGATAACGCTAATCGCGTCTGTCTGGGTCATCGCGAAAATAGGCGCGTGCTGAACGCGACAAGTCACGTTCTTTTTGTCGGGACTCACGTACGCGTCGTAGTAAAAATGCTGCGGCACAAAGATGTTCCCCGGTGCGCTCAGGTTCGGCGGCCGTACTCCGGTCGACGGGGAAAACCCAAACAACTCGGTGAAAAACGCCATCTCGCTCGGTGTCATCGGGAGGCGCTCAGGCGGCCCGATGTAGCGGTCACGACGGGCGTTTGTAGCGACAACGAATGCTTTTGTCAGCGGCATGTAGTTTGTGGTCGACCCTGCGAGATTTGTGTAGATCTCGTTGTTGCTGAACATGTACAAGGTGCGACCCTTGAACGTCACGAATTTCCCGCGGAAGTCCCAGCCAGCGTCGACGTAGCGCTGGAACCGTGCCGGCATCGTCATGTCCTTGGAAACCCACAGGACTTCGAAGCGCCTATTTTCGGCCAGTGATTTTTGCTCGGTGTTCTTTTGGATCGATTTGATGGCGGTCCCACCGAGAAACATCGCGTCCGGTGTCATGTGTCCATACTGCCGAACCAAATCGCACGCCGTGTCTACATCGGCCCCGATGTCGGTTGTGATGGTCGCCCAGTCCGTCGCGACTGTCCAGTTCAGGGCGCTGGTGCGCTTGAAATCGTACTGGAGATCGGTGTTACTCGTGCCGAAAATCAGATCCTGTTTGCCGGTGAGAATCGACTGCGCGGCGAGCACTTCGCGGGCACGCATGATGCGCGTTGTGCCCTCGCGAAAGATTTTCATCGCACGATCGCGCATTCTCGACCGCCTGTCTTGAACTGAGTACGGATTCTCGCCAGGGTTGCGGAGTAAAAGCTCAGATGACTGGATCGGCCCCTCCTCCTCAAACAGCGGCCATTTGCGGGACTCGGCGGTCCATTCAGGCAACTGGATGTTTTTCTTCGCGGTGCCCAATTTGGTGCTATCCCCGCCCCGCGGTACCAGTGCAGCGATCTGCTCACCGTTGGCCCGAACGATATCGATATCCACCGTGCTGGAGTCCGTACTCCAGATGTTTTGGGATCCACCCTGCGCCGGGTCGCCGAAGAACGCCTGAAACGCCGTGGTAACCGGCGGGACGGTTGTCTCGTCGAACAAAGACGCAAAAATGCGGCTAAATTGGTCGGCGGCCGTTGGTGCTAGTGACTGTACCATTTTTTAGCCTCCTTAGCTGTTTTGATACGCGTTTGCGTCGCTGGTGTTGACAACGAAAATACCGATTTTGCGTAGCTCTCGCTCTACAGTGGTATTGACTCCCGCCGGTACGTTGATGATCGTGTCTAGCGTTTTGGAGTTCTCGATCGTCAACCGGTTTTTATCGATTCCGAGCCCGCGCCCACCGACTACCATCGGCACGTCCACCACGTCACCGGCTTTAATCGCCGCCTCGGTGTAGGTCTGGAGGACGAACCCGGCAGGGTAGCCAGTGCCATCTGTGGCGGTCTCATCGGTGAACGGTACCCACTTTTTCGAGGTGGGGTTGTACGCCATCAGGGTAAACGCTACCAGATCACCGGAGCGGCTCCCGTCTGTGAGGATCGTCTCGTTGGACTCCTCGAACGCATCGCCAAACTGATAAAATGATCTGACATCGTTGTTTTGTCGTGTCTCGTTGGCAGCCATTTACGCCTCCCTCACGATGCCAAGCCGTTTGCGCTCGGCCTCGATAAAAACCGCCTCGTCCTTGACGCTCATCTCCAGGCTGTCAGCATCGCCAACAGACTCCGGCGCCTCTGGCGTGGTCTCGCCGATATCTGCTGTCTCTTGCTTCGCAGCGGTGCTATTCGACTGCTCTTTTTGCGTGTCCAACACCGTGATTACAGTGTCAAGCGCCTCGATGGAGCTATCACCGTCAAGCACCTTGAGAGACAGCGCGCGCACGGCATCACCATAAGGGCTATCAGCGGCGAGATACGGTTTTACCCGTGCAATCTTTGTCTTGGCGATTGTCTCGCCGGCCGCTTGCCCCTCTGTTTTTCCCCGCTCAAACTCTGCCCGGAGTCGGCCCTCCAACTCTGCAGCGGCCGCGGGGTTTTCGGCCAGAAATTGGGTAAGATTCATTGGAATCCTCCTGTTGTCCCCGCCCGTAGCGGGTTTTGAAAAACTGAACATTAGTTCGTCCAGTGTGTTGATTTGGTCAATCATGCCAGCCTTGAGCGCCCTGGCAGCAACCACCACCGCGCCCTGACCAAAATCTGATAGAACTTTTTTAGGTTTGACGCCCATATTGACAGCGACGTCGGCTACGAACACATCAGCCAGGTCGTTGAGCATTTCTTGTATCGAGGCGCGCCCGTCGTCGGTCTCTGGGTTTGCCCGTTTCAGTGGTGATTGGTCAGACACTATTTCGATCGTGTCGTCGTCGTCCTTGCGGAAAATCGACACAACGCCGATACTGCCGACCATCCCGGTTTTGGTGCTCACCACCTCATCCGCTGCGCTACCAATCCAGTATCCAGCGCTGGCCGCCATGCCGTACACGTACGAGATCGTTTTCTTCTTCGACGCCCGAACCATATCGGCGAAATCGGCGACTCCGGTTACCTCACCGCCAGGGGTATCAAGCAGCATAACGATCCGTTTAACACTGTCGTCCGCCTCCAGCGCCCTGAAATCCTCACTGATGCGGTTAATACCGATTAGCCCAGACGATGCGTCGAGGTTGTCTGCCCTCGGAATGATAGGCCCATCGATGAGCAACACTCCGGTGTCACCGCGTACAAAGGCGTTGTTCGACTCTCCAAATGGTTCCCCTAGGTCGGCGGTGAGCGCCATCAGGTCGCCCTTGCTGGCCGCGTGAAACGTCTCGTAATCGGCGGCTGTCCACTCCCGGCTCGCCAGTTTCCAAATGGCCTCCAGCGCCTCAGGTGTGATAGCCCAACGACTCGATGCTATTTTGTTGAGTAGATGTTTCATACTCTTTGGATGCTCCTCATCATCTTGCCGTGCAGGTCGGCTACCTGGAGGGGGGTTAGGGCGAAGGGGAATACCAAAAACTGATAATAATAGCACTGAGCAGCAGACGAATTCCGCGTCAGAAAAAACTCTCCGTCTCGATTTGCTATCGTGAGAGAGTCAGGCGCAGAATAGTCGCCGCCATCTATCGCGATCTTTGCATTGTCCGAACTGTCGATACATGCAACAAAACTATGTGGACGAGATGCATCTATTGCCTCGCCAGAATTTGCAAAAGACCCTCCTGAGTTGTGGAGCCACTGCAAAGCGCCACTACTAGACACAGATAAAGCAACTCCAATGTCTGCATCGTCCTCTCTGATCGTCCAAATATACCGAATCCCTGGAAGATTTAGGAGTTTTATCATCCCGCAAATGCACAGCGACGATTGTGATGACAGATTGTCAGTCAGAGTCATATAGTCGCCGATAAACGAATAACCACGCTTGGAAAGCTTCGTAGGGTCAGCGGCCCCACCTCCAAACACCGCATGGTTGTTGTTGCCACTGACGTCCAGAGTCTGGATCCCTTCCTGATGCTGCGCGTTGAGCATCGGTAAGTCTAGCACCGCGCGGTTTCGGTAGTTGTATGTGGTGTTGTTCCAAAAGTCGCTGATTTCCTGCTCGATCAGGAGGGACTTGAAAACCTTGAACTCCGTCCATTTGCCCGAGAAATATGACCCGCCGCCAATGTCTGCACCTATCGATAGGGCTGTAACTGCTGTTGGTACCCACGGAACGCTACTACTGCCGATCAAATGCGTATTAAGATAAACCAACGTCAAAGGTGTAGCGGAGTCGCCAACGACAAAAATCTGGTTTCGCCCACTGGTAACCCAATAGGGAGAGTACACTGCTTCGGCTATGTCGATCAGCAGAGAGTTTCCGAGTTTTATTCTTAGCTCATTGCTCCCGGAATTCGCCCTTTTTAGTATCGTGTAATCGGAAGCAGAGCCAGCAGAAATTAGTCTTACATTTTGGTTAATGTCCGTGTCAAAATACGGCCAAAATTCACCAAACATAGAAATCTCTGGGCTGTCAAACTCAGTGCCGTTGAGCTGGTACTGAATATAATCCGTCGTCCCATTGAGAGTCGCCCCGAAATCAATCGTAGGTGTGCCGTAAATGGTCCCGCGGTTCAGCCCAACCTTGGCCGAGGAGATGAACTTCTCTCCGAACGACTGGCCTCTGGCCCGTTGAGCCGGGGTGCTATTTGGGATCAAGTAGCTCAACTTTTCACCGTGTGCTCGTACCATTCAGCGAGATACGAGATCGTATTGTCGTTGGCTGCGCTGGTGATCCTGAATAGATAAATTGTGTTCGACGCGAGGATAATCTCGCGATCTCTATTACCTGCGCCGGGTATTTGAGTTGCTGGATTCGTCGCTGTACCAACATCAAACCCACCGAGACGAGTTCCGACCGCCGTCACAGTGGGATCCATTTGCAACTGCACCAGGTTAGTCACATTTGACGAGTTGCGATCGTTGTTGAACGCTTCGATATCCGCCCCGTCAAACGTGATCGTCGATCCCTCGTAAATATCGAACAAAAATTCAGCCTGTGACTGGATATCCCACACGATGTGTAAATGCTTGCTCGAGTTGGCTGTCTGTATGCCGAAATCTATGGTCGCCGCGGATGCCAAAGTGGCGTGATCCTCGATGAAAAAATGACTTCCACCATGAATCTCGTGGTGCTCGTAACCGATGGCAATTTCTGCCCGTGTGCTTTTGTCGCGGCCCATTAGGAAGCCCTCGAATCAAATTCAAACCACCACAGCCCGAGAGTAATATTGTTTCCGTCGCTCTGAGATGTAATATCTAGACAGTATTTTGTGTTCTGTTGCAAAATCACCTTGGGCATATCGTTTGCCATCCCGCCGGCGTCAACCAGTGGGTTTCCGGTGTTGGCCCCAATAAAATAGGTTTTGATCGGCGTGCCGTCCGTAGTCCCGCCGCTGGTCCCCTCATAGAGTGAGGTCAGAGCGATGTCGGGTTTGTTTCGGTTCGAATTCAACGGCGTTTTGGTAGTTACGCCACTTCTGTCGGCTCCCTCACACACCTGCAAAGTGGCGCCCAATCCAGTCATCAGAAACGAGTTAAAGTGAACAAAACTAGGACCGCCGGGAATTTCAATCAGGAACTTTTTTGAGTCACCCTGGTCGAGTTGAAACCCGTTGACGTGGAAATAGGCTTTGCCCTCGAAGATTATCGACAGCTCAGCGCTAACCGTCTGCTGACACATAAAAACCGAGGATTTGCAGCCGCCCATCTATTCCCCCTGTTGTGAAAATATTGCAAACATCGCCCGTAATTCGGTGACGATGGTCTTGGCCTGGTTTTTGGTAATCCCGTGTTGGCGCCCTAGCGCACTGTAGCCGTTTGCGCGTTTCAGCGCGGTGTCGATGTCAGGACAGGCAAACAGTTGATTGAAAATATCAATCACGGTCTGTTTTTCAATCGGCGCCGGTGTGCCGGGTTGAGGTGGGTCAGGAAGTGATGTGAATTTGTTTTTGATCTGACTCACCGTGAACTCACCAAGGGCCATTATTGTAGGCGCTGCGTCGAGATAATCTTGCAAGGTTGCCATCGCCCCACCCCCCTAATACAAAGTTTTGACATGGATATCGAACTCCAGATCATTGTTTCCGCCAGCTGTAGTGATCCTCACCATGTGCCCCCGCGGCACGTGGAACGGCTCGGCTGCCATGATATGGTCCACCGCCAGAGTGGCACCGGCGACAAGGTTCCAGCCGTTCGTCGTGGCGTCCAGCCATGCATCGCTTGGATCGACTCCCTCGACGCTAGCGTGATATGTGACAGCAAACGTATCACCCACACCTGCCACAGTGTTCTCGATTTGTACCTCACACCCGCGATAGCCATCCATGTCAATAATCAGGTCGTACGGTGTGCCGTTTGCCACCGCTCCAGTGGACGTAGTGCTTTCAGGGTTGTAGTGTGTAGAGATCGGATCCTGCTCGGTGGTCCGGTCGGATCTGGTTGCCCACTCGAACGCCGCGGTGACCAACTGTTGATACAGGTCGGTGATGAGTGAGTTGAGCGTCTCCGCGGTTACCGCTGTCGGCTCGGCGGCCTTCGCGATTGCCCCAACCTGGACCGGTGTTGCTGTCGGACTTGGGTTGCCCTGTGTCGCTACCGTCCTAACGCCATTGCCAATCGGTTTGCTACAATCGTCTGTGCCGCTCATAGGTCCACCCTTACTTGCCCCACGGCGCCGGTTGCCATCACGTAGACGTCAATCAGGGCGTCATGTGCGATTGATGCGTTGATGTCCAGATTGACCGCTTTGGGCCGGTCGGTGGTGTCGTTGGGGGCAGCCTCACCGGTCAGTTTATAGGTGTGGAGGTAGTTCGGATCATTGTTGATGACCCACACCTCCCCATAGGTGACCGCGGTGGCCACTTTCACCCACGTGTCCTTAGGGGTGATATCAACTATTACCGGGTTCGCCATCTGACTCCCCTCCTGTTTTGTCGTCCCAAGGTGCTACCGGAAGCTCCTCGTATTGTTTTGTTAATTTCGCCCGATTCACTCGGCCGTCTGATCCGTTTACCTCTCGGGCGATAGTATCGAGATCCTTGGCACCCAGGGCGGCGTATTCTTTTTCGGCCTTGGCGGCCTTGAGCGGGTCAATCGATGGCATCGGGGCGCCGATCCAAGTGTTGTTCAACCAGGCCTGCCGCAACATCGGATCCTGCCAGCCCGGCGCGCTGATGCTCCCCCTGGCGATCTCCTCCGATAACCAAGCCTCAAAGACGCAGTCGAGAAAATCGGCGGCGAGTTCCATTTGTTGAATTTGAGCCACGCGCCAAAACAGCACCAATGCGGCCCTGGAGGCGCTGTAGCTCGTGCCAAACTTCATCAAGAGCACTTCTATCGGCATCGACACAGAGGCAGCCAGATGTCCGGTGAAGCTGTCCACAAAAGAGTCAAACTGTTGGCTAGGCGCTGTGGATTCAAACGGTTTGACTGTCTCTCCGGCGTGCAGGTTAAACAACCCAACGCTGCCTGGCACCCTGTCGGTGGCCTCTGGTAGCGGTACGTATCGCATCAACTCATCGAACGGTACCGGCGTCTCACCGTCTGGCGATGACGTTGGGTAAGCCCCGTATGCTGCGCTGGCAACACCGGCGTACTCACTGACCATATTATCAAGCGGGCTGCTCGCATCGGCGGTGTCGCTCGGCTCGACAAACATCGTAAATTGACTCTGGTTGATCGCCTTTTTGATTTCGGCGCTCGAGTAATCGGTGATGTTTTCAAACTCCTGAATCATGTGGGAAAACCTAGTCAGCCCGCGGCCCTGCCCAGCAAACTCACGCGTAAACGCATGGAGCATAAATCGGCGTTTGGATTTCGGCCCGTAGGCCGGCACGACGATCTGCTTATAGTTGCCGTCTAGGTCTGAGAAGCTCACCAGGTAGCCGGTCTCTCGGCCGTTTTTGTCCCGGCTGATACCGTCGTCACGAAACTGGACGCCAAAAGTGGACGTAAACCCACAACCGTCGATCTGGTCGGCGTCAATCATCTGGAGTTGCAGCGGGTTCGACAAATCTGAGCGCCCAGAATAATGGAGCCTCACGAAAAACTCACCGTCCCGGATCTGTTGTAGACCGGCTAGCCGCTGGAGTTGGTAAAAATTGTCTATCTCGTCGACGGAGCACTTTTTAGACACGGCCCACAAGTGGAACCGCCTTGCGACGTCCTCGCCCCATGCTCGCGCATCCTCTGGATCTAACCCGAGTATCGTCGCCATCGGCTGAGAGTCAAGAATCAGACCGCAGTCAACAACGGTATCGACAAACCTGGTAACTACCGCCTTGGCTTGTGGCGTCTCCTGGACGGTGGTTCGTGCGTTTTGGCGCAAAACCTTGTTGTCGAGAATCATCCCGCGGCCTGATGAGCTCAACCCACCTGGCCACTTTGCCCCGTCGAAATATCCTGCGCCGTATGGGCCTATTGTGCCAGTGCCCCCGAAATAGGCACCGGTGCGAACTGGAACCATTTGGGTGACCGGAGACGTCCCAGAGTGCCAGATCTCTTTGATTTTATCTAGCAGTCCCATCAGATGCGCCTCCGTAGGTTAATGTGCACCAGTCCTCCACCACCGGCCAACAGCCGAATTAGCCGGTCTATTTCGGCCTCAAGGCTATTAATCAGCGTGTAGAGATAATCAAGCCGCTGAGCTTTCGTCCGCTGTGAGCCTTCGCCAGAGTCAAACGTGTAATCCGCCGGCGAGCCGATAACGTCGGTCAGCGCCTCATTTGCTGCAGCCAACTGTATAATTTTGATGGCCTTTTGCTCTTCGTAAAATGTTCGACGTTCTGCGGATAAACGCGTCATAGGTTAAAGGGTACGTCAATGCCGATTTAAATACAAGCGGAAAAAGCTACGATGAGTAGCACCGAAAATAAAAAGGCCGCCGGGGAGGTGGCGGCCAGGAGACAGAAATGAGAAACTGTGACACGGAAATTGTACCGCGCTCCAAACGGATTATCAACAATTACTTGATTTTTCGGCGGGTGGACGCCTCCAACATCTTGAGAGCGAAGGTAAAATCGATCTTTGCGACCTGATCAGCGTTCCACTTTTTCTCTTGTCTGTAAAACGTCTTAAGCTGTTCGATTTTCTTCTTTAAGTAGATATCACAAGCGCATAGCGCCATCACGCGACAGTCGAGCGCCTCGTTTCTACGCCCATAGTTTTCGTAGCTGCCGTCTGATAGCCTCTCCTCTGCGGTGAGCATATCGAAGAATTTTTGACCATAATCGGCTGGGAATGCGCAAAACCCGGGCGGGTTATCGCCGGTTGGGCTGGGTAGGATCTTAAGGTTTTTGTACAACTGGGTTTTGTAGAGCACCGTGCCGATCGTGTACAACTCGACATCTCCGCCCACCTTCGACATGTTGTACCGCTTGTGAAAACTACCGGCGATAAACTTATCGTGTGGATCCTCTTTTTTGGTCTTGATCCAGCGAAACCCTTTGGACGGGTAGGTGTTCATCCACCCACTGCAAAATTTATACACTGTGTCGGTCGTTTTACCGTCTCCTGAGTCAATTAGTACAAAATTTAGGCCAAAAATGCGCCCATCGTCACGTTTGAACCTGAATTTGCCATCGAGATCCATCTTTGCCAATTCAGCCCAGGCCCCGGCGTTTTCGTCGTCGACTGCTCCCTCTATTCTAAGATACTGAATTGACCAGGTTCTAAACCTCTCACCGTGTCCAACGATCTCCATTTCTAACCGTGGGGGGGTGGCTGTGTCTTTTTTCGAGCCCCACTGAACGTCTATCCCGGCGGTGAGGAATAGCACGCCGTCGGGAATCGTTCCGCTCTTGTATCCTCCTTTTAACTCAATCACTTTTTCAGCCTTTGGTCTGGCCCCCGTCTCTTTGAACGGTCGGCCGAGTTGTAGGTTAACAAATCCTCTCATTTTCTCAGGGTCGTCCTGGGCTAACTCGAATTCCCTCCACATATCGGTCCAGGTCTCCATCCCGACCGGGCGATAAAGGCCGTTGATGTGACGGCTGACGTACCAATCCTCGTCGCTCTCCCGTGACGCCTCCCAATACCCACGCTCTAACATCTCGGTTTTTTCGTGGTTAAAAATGGCGTCGTGGCAGTGCTCACAGATGTAGTATGCCGATACCAGTTTGCCGGCTTTCTTCTCTGGCCGAACTCCGTGGTTGCTCCTCTCGTTGCCCCACTTCAAAACCTGGAACGTCCCACACCGCGGACAGGGCACTAGAAACTTTCGCTTGTCGCCGTACTGATACTGCTCATAAATGAGGCTCTTACCCTCCACCGTAGGCGTGGACAGGTCGAAGATTTTAGCCCGGCTACCCCATGCTTTGCACCGGGCGGCCGACACCGATAGCCAATTGCCCTCACCGGTGTCTAGCTCAGCCTTGGCCCCGTCAATCTCGTCACGGATGAGGATCCGCTTGGAGTCAGACCGCAACGAAGATGCACTCTGCGCCGATGCCATGTCCAACGCACCACCGATGAACATTTTTGACAGAATCAGGTCGCCGCTGCGCCGGTTGCCTGGGGTATCGATGCCAGCGGTCATCAGTCGCCGCAAATCACAACTGTCAATAATCGGCTCTAAACGCTTGCTGGCCCATTTTTTCAGGGCGTCGATAGTGGCGGACACATAGAGGATCTCTGACGGGCTGGCGCCGATGTAGAACGCAACCACGTTCTCAGCTACCGCACTGGCCCCGATCTGGGCGCACTTGAGGAGCACCTCGTGACGCACCGGTGAACCGGGCGATAGGTCGTTCATCAACTCGACCCAAAACGGAGTCTTGGAGTTGTCCCAGAAGCCCGGGAAGGGGGTTGAGACAGGCATCACGCGCCGGTCTTGTATCCAGTCAGCTATTGACGACGGCGGCGGCTCGACGGGGCTGAGCCCCATCTGCTCAACGAAAAAGTCGGAATCCCAGCGGAGGGCCTCGGCGGCGAAGGTCATTTAGTGCCGATCTTCTTTATCCAGTCTTCCATGATTCTCTTTCTGTGTTTCAGAGCCCTGAATACCCGTTTATCAACGATGGCCTTGGCTTTAACCCTGGCCTCGTTGTCGTCCAGTCCGAACGCTGCAGCCAGGTCGCCGCTGATGGAGTCCCCCAATGGGTGGAGTTCACTGGTATCCACCGCGGCCAGTTTTGCGAAAACGGTCTGGTTCAGGTCGCGACTGACCAACTCTTTTCGCTTAGCCATCGTCTCGGTGCGCATCTTGATAACTGACTCGGCGATTTTCAAGCGCTCGAGCTCGGCCCGGTCCAGTACTATCTCGTCGGGACTCCTATCGAGTGTAGGGTCGCCCAGCCTGCTACTATCGCTAGTTATCTGGGCCAATTGTGTCGGTTTGGAAACCTCAGCCGGTACCCGATTCCGCTTTTTCCTTGGTGGTTTTGGCGTTGGCTTGGGTTGCGTCAGTTTCGGGTGGGTGAAAGTGATCCCTTTGCGCGCCTCCACCTTCGAAATGTAGAGTTTTGTCAATTCACAGTCGAGGTCGATGTATCCCTTAACCTTGCGCAACACCCCACGTTTTACCGCTTCACCGATGGCCGGCCGGCTCAGTTGGAGCCCCCTGGCAACACTAGCTTGGCTTACCAGATTCATCCACCGGCCTTGTGTACGCCTTTCCCTCACGTCGCGGGTCCCACACCACCTTCCCCCTTAGGATCTTCCGAGTCAGGGCGTTCTCGCGTGCCCTGCGCGCCTTGTAGTCCTCCCATGTCTCCCCCTCAAGGCGCTTGGCGCCCTTGAATGTGTCTGCTGTGGTCACTGTTCCTCCCCTCCGTCTGGATCAAACGGTTTACCGTGGTTGGCTTCGTACAGTTCAACGCAGGACTCCCAGTCGAACGAAAACTGTGTTTTGGGCACACCGCGACTCTCAATATCATCCATCCATTCAGCGGCTGTTTTTCTTGCCCTATTGGCAGTGTTTTCAGCCCACCAGTCAATCAACTCTTCGCGTGAGCAGTTCCAGCACAAAAACGAATCGGTGATGGTGCTCCACACAGCCCACCCGTCCGACGGTTGTTTCACGATTTGCCAACCCATTATTTGCCCTCCACAATAGTCAGCAACCTGTTCAGTTTCCGGTTGATTTCCTGCAGGTCGGTGGTGTTGTGAGGAATCAGGTCAAACCCGAGATGTTTGGCGCACGCGTGGATCATGTCGGTGAATTCCTCCTTGGGAAGATTGACCCACTGATCCAAAACGTAGACACGAAAACCGTTCCCCTCTGTCTCGACATTAAACGTACGATCATATCGTCCAGAAGTAATCCAATCAGGTTTGTAAATAATCACTTCTCCCCCCAGTCACAGTCCAGCCCGCCGGCAGTGGTCAACACACACCTGATGCCGTCAGCCAACTGGACCGAACACACGCTAACACCACACGTCCCAATTTGGGCCGGTGGTTTGGGCGCCGGAGCAGCGATGGCGACGCCGAGCGTGATAATAAAACCGAGTGTCATCGCTCCGATAATTAAAAGTGGGAAAGCCGCTCGAAGCCACAAAAGCGCATCCTCTAAAAATCCTATCATCTCCATCTCCTTGTTCTCATTCTGTTTTCTGCTACCTCCCACACCTAGTGTAAAGGTTTTTGTAAAGGATCGCAAGGGGGTTATTCTTCCTCCCTCTCTACAAAATTCTCACCGTCACAGTTTAGGCACGGCGCCTCGTCACGGTCACATAGCAAATAACAACACCTCTGGCAGTGCCCGGTCTTGTCCTCCGGTTGCTCGTAGTCATAGGGTGGGTTTTCCATAACTCCTCTCCTTATCCAAAATCCAACACCTCCTGGCTGAGGCGGCGGGCGGAAATTTCACAATAACGCTCCTGGTAATAACGTCGCTGTTCATCATTCAACTCTCTCAATCCCCACCTGCTGTGAAAAGTAGGATGATCGCTGCGAGGCATCGCTATCAAATTCTCCGGTCTGTCATCTGTTGGGTCACCGTTTATGTGGTGAATAATGTCACCCTTTATTATCTGCCCGTGAATGGTGGTCCAAATATGTTTTGCCAATTCGATCCATCCTTCGTCTGTTTTTATAAAATTTCGCCGATTTCTATTTTTGCATTTTCGCTGTGTAATGGTGCCGATTTCCATTTTTCTCGTGTTTTGATGGCCTTTTTTGAATTCTGTTCCCGGACTCATTCTTAAGCCCTTAACCCCCTTGTTCCACGGAACAAATCCTTTTTTGAATGATGTTTTATTAGGCCCACTGCCAGCCGCATGCTTGTTGCCTAATAGATATGAATTGTCTCTTTTCATTGTTCCACCTCCAGTATTTCTACTGGAGATTATCACTGGAACAGGGATCAGTCAATGGTGATTCCACCGTGGTCGTAATATGGCTCAATCGGCATTTTCACTCTCCCCGGTTTAGGCAAACCCTTTATTCGATGCGATACACTCCCAACCTTCTACATCTGTAAAGGGGTGTGGAAATGTGGGACATGTTGAGCGGTGGGCTTCGTAA